TTGATAAGGTATTCCTAACACCTATCCAAGGTATCCTAGATGCTCTTGGTTGGTCGGCAGAAAAGGTAGATACAATCGAGGATTTCTTTACATAAATGAATACAATTTTAATTGTCACAAACTTTAGAGCAGCAAGTACTGCATTCACGCTTTTAAAAGCACAGGAATATAATGTACCATTTAAAGGTGAGATGTTTTCACATGAAAGACCACACAGTCTTGGTGAAGCAAAAGCAACATGGGAATTAAACCAATTAGGAATATTCGGTAAGGAGAAAAGAAAAGAATTTGCTTCTGACGAAAAATTTATTGAACAACTTGAGAATGGCGAACCTTGTTGTTTTAAATATATGCCTTATCAACTCCATCAGCAAGATAAAAACATTGATAGGCTGATGAATAGTGTCGATAAAATTTATTATTTGTATCGTAGAGATTTTATGGCTCAATGTAAAAGTTGGATTGCGGTAAGACAACAAGGAGACTTTGGTGGTACTGGATTTATTTCTGGTCCTCAAATTAGTAAGGCTCAATTTGAAGAGTCACAAAGAGAAAAACATTTAGGACTTTTGGGCAAAACTGAGGAACCAGTTAAACATCATATTGTAATAAACCCAGAAGGTCTTTACGCTACTAGATTAGTAAAACAACTGACTAATAATTATGAGTACATGGCTGAGCTTTATAAAAAATATCCAGGTGAGCTAGTGTGCATGGAGGATTTCTTTGAAAATCGTCCAGAAGAAAAATATAATAGAATAGTCACATTTGAACAGGACCCAATACTACCAGAAGGGTTCGATGTTGAAAAACTTTTTACGGGTTGACAAAGTCAACTTTTTATGTTATAATACCCCTTTAGGAGAAAAATTATGAGCGATGGCGATATTAAACTAGTAAGACTATCAACTGGTGAAGAAGTTGTAGGTCGTATTAAAGAAACCGAAGATACCGTAGCAATTGTAGATGGTATTCTTTTGGTCCCAGCTGGAGAAGGTAAAATGGGAATGATTCCTTTTGTACCTTACGGCGATGGAAGTGATGTGGTTGTGAACAGAAATCATGTAATGTTTATTACAGAACCTGGAGCACAATTAAAAGCACAAATAGTAAAAGTGACATCAGGTTTGGAAATTCCAACAGAAGGCCTGAGTCTTATTAAATAGGACTTTATTATGATAGAAATATATGGAAAGCCAGCGTGTGGTTATTGCACAATGGCTAAAAATTTATGTGAGCAAAAAGGTGTTGAATACAAATACCTTTCATTAAATGAGGATTATACAGCAAATGAATTCTTTGATAAGTTTCCAGGCGCAAGAACATTTCCTCAAATTACAGTAAATGATACCATTGTTGAAGGAGGCTACCAAGGATTGGTAGAACATTTCGAGCAATAGGGGTTGACAAATGCCCAAAAATATGTTATACTATACATTAATACTAAATACACCGCAATATTATGCAAAACGAAACGACCTATACGGACAATCAGTGGGAAGTATATTACTTCTTCAAGAATAATGTCTTAAATCCATCTTATCATTTATGTGATAAAATAACCCAACGTGCTCTAGCTAATGCATTATTTGATGCAGGACGAGAGCCAGTAGAGTTCATCTCAGAAGAGGCACAAAAATTAAAAGATGAAAAGGGTCACAAATATGTTCCATGCTATGAGCATTATCGAGGCAGGACACAATCAGCAAAAGACATTACCAGAGCATTTTTAACTGGTAAGAGTCAATCATTTATAATGAAACTGATTAGGTCTAGAATGAGAGGTCATTATACAACAAGCGAAGAGAATGTCAAATTAAAAAGATTTGACCATCTACCTTGGAGACAGGCATATGCCGAGGCTGGTATTAAATTAATTCCTTGGGAACCAAAACCAGTTAGAAAATTTGACTATATAATAGAGGGTAAAACATATGAATCAATCTCAGAGGTTGCAGAAAAATATGGTATTACCACAGAAGGTGTTGTTTACAGGTGTAAATCAGATTCTGAAAGATTTACAGACTGGACAAGAGAAACTATTGATGAATAAATTTACTAAATATATGTCAGAGGTAATAAATTATGAGTAATAAAAATTTAAAAGACTATACAAAAGACACGGCCGCTGAATACGAGGATTTGGTTGGATATGTTTCTGATGATAATATTACAGATACATTGGATACTTTCCTCGGCGAAGAGAAGGCTGACTATAAACCAGAGGTTGCAAGGAAAAAAGTTGACCCAGAATTTCCAGAACCTTGGCAGACACTTTTTGTAAACTTTGAGAGCGAACAAGATTATATTGATTTTATGTTGGCGATTGACGAAAAGCCTATGCCTAAATTAAAAGATGTTGTCTACAAGGCTGGACGACAAGAAAATGGAATTTTGGATTTATTATAATGTATACACCAGTTCACACACAAGAAGAATTACAAAAGGAATGGCGTAATCAGTATGTCCAATGGTATGCCGCTGGTATGCCAACCTTTAGAGCAAAGAAAAAAGATGTCTTTAAACAAATCGCTGTCAAGTTCAAATCAGAAGAAGACAGAAAACATTTCAGCGATAAACTGGATTATAATTTGACAAATAAAACAAATGTGGTTTATTATCCTGCTAGAGGCAGGGAAGAGAACATGACCAACAGATATGTTGAGACTGATACTGACCACTTTCAACCAAGATATCCTATCTATATTATTAGTAAGGGACGATGGGATACAAGACACACCGCAAGGACATTGGAAAAAATGGGTGTGCCATATTACATTGCAGTCGAACCACAGGAATACGACAAATATGTTGAGGCGACTCCTCCAGGCTTGGGTACTGTATTAAAACTTCCTTTCAGTAATCATGGTAAAGGTTCTGGTCCTGCAAGAAATTGGTGCTGGGAACATTCACAGGCGAATGGTCATGCTAGACACTGGCTGATGGACGATAACATTGATGGGTTTGTCAGATTAAATCATAACAAACGATACCGTGTAGAAAATGGTTCTGGTATTTTTAGGGCGACTGAGGATTTTGTTGACAGATATGAAAATGTGGCTCTCGCCTCATTCCAATATAAATTCTTTGTGGTTGACCCATGCCCATATCAGCCATTTATACTAAATACAAGAATGATGTCCTGTATTTTAATTGATAATAATTGTCCGCACAAATGGCGTGGCAAGTTTAATGAAGATGTAGATTTGAGTATCCGTGTCCTTAAGGAAGGATTATGTACAATGCTAATATACGCATTTGTTCAAGGTAAACTCAGAACGGGAACAGTAAAAGGTGGAAACACAACTGAAGTGTATGAGGATTATAATGTTGATTCTGAAAATGACCCAGCATATAACAAATCAAAAATGTTAAAAGAAATGCACCCAGACTGTGTGACTCTCGTTGAGAGATATGGAAGAGTACATCACCATGTTGACCTCAACGCCATCGTAAATAAGCATGGATACCCTGCTAGACAAAATCCACTTATATTGAAAAAAGATGTACCAATAGTGAATAAAGTAGATAATTACGGAATGCAATTAATGCGAAATTGGAATACTGACGAACAATTCCCAGATCCGGATTTCGAAGCAAATATATTTCCGGAAGGGAGAACATCAATACATGGCTAAAATATTAATTACAGGTGGTGCAGGTTTTGTCGGTAGTCATTTGGCTGAAAGACTTGTTGCTGAAGGGCATCAGGTTTGTTCATTGGATAACTATTTTACAGGTTCAATGAAAAATCATGTCCGCGAAGTTTTATATGTACAGGATTGTACTACAAACTTGACACCAGATTTTGGCGAAGGTGATTTTGATATTGTGTATCATTTAGGTGAGTATTCTCGTGTGGAACAATCATTCGAGGATATTGAACTTGTACACAAATTTAATATTGAAGGTACAACTCGTGTATTGGAATGTGTCCGTGCATGGAATGCCAAACTAGTTTATTCTGGTTCAAGTACCAAATTTGCAGACCGTGATGATAAGGATTATGTAATGAGTCCTTATGCCTGGTCAAAAGCCAAAAATACAGAACTTGTTAAAATGTATGCTGAATGGTTTGGTATTGACTATGCAATCACATATTTTTATAATGTATATGGACCTAGAGAAATACAAGATGGAAAATATGCTACACTTATTGCAAAATATGCCAGACTGATGGAAGAGAAACAATTATTACCAGTTGTATCGCCAGGAACACAACAAAGAAATTTCACTCATGTAGATGATATTGTTGACGCTCTCGTTCTGATTGGTGAAAAAGGCCAAGGCGACGAATATGGTATCGGCCATCCAGAACGATTTACAGTATTAGACGTGGCCACATTATTTGGTGGTCAAATTGAAAAACTTCCACCTCGTAAAGGTAATCGTATGGCGGCAGATGTTATTACTGATAATACCAGAGCTCTCGGTTGGGAACCAAAACGAAATCTGAGAGATTATATAAATAGGTTGGTAGATAATGGTTGACATTGTGCCAAATATATGTTATAATGGCATATACATTGAGGAATTTTTATTATGAAACATTGCATTATTGACTTTGAAACTATGGGTATTGATGTCAACAATTGTGTAGTTATTGACATGTCAGCACTCGTGTTTGACTGGGATAAATTCTCATCTAATAATCCTTATAACTTTAAGGACATCTCACAAGTTCAAAAATATAAATTTGATATCAGAGAACAAGTTGCTAAATACAACTTTACAATAGATAAAAGCACAGTAAAATTCTGGGAGGACCAACCACTAGAAGTTCGTAAAAATATTGTGCCAAGAAATACTGATATTAGTTTAGAGCAATTTGCAGAACAATTTATTTCATACCTCATTCCACATGGAAAAATCTCACATTGGTGGTCTCGTAGTAATTCATTCGACCCTTGTATCCTATGGAGATTATTTGATGTGATTGGTAAAAAACAACAGGTCTTGGAATACTTACCGCATTGGTCACTACGTGATACAAGAACATGGATTGATGCGAAATTAGATTTTCCAAGAAAAAATGGTTTCTGTCCTATCGAAGATGAAAAGATATGGGAACAGACTTTTAAAGCTCATGATAGTTCTTGGGATATCCTTGCTGATGTTTTAAGATTACAAGCTATTGATAGGGCTGAAAAACTTGATTAATTTATATTATGGAGAAGAAATGCAACAAGCAAATATTAATGCAATCAAAACACCTAGGCAGAGGGTGAACATGAAAACTACTCAAACACTTAAACTCGGTATTATTGGCCGAGGTTTTGTAGGCGGAGCAGTATCCACTGGATTCGATACTAAAAATGTAGAACAATATATTGTAGACCCAGTACATTCAAAATTAACTTTTGCAGAGCTTATAGACTCAAACCCAGAAGTTATTTTTATTTGTTTACCTACACCAACAAGAACAAAGGCTTCGGTTGAAGGTCCTGTAGGTAGTGTAAACGCAGACTTAATTAAAACTACATTAAGTAATCTTGAAAAAGAACAATATGATGGTATTGTGGTCATTAAGAGCACAGTCGCACCTTCAGTGTTAGAATCATTTACAAATATTTTTACACAACTTAATATTGTTTACAATCCTGAATTTTTAACAGAAGCAAATGCAAATGATGATTTCGTAAATCCACCTTTCCAAATCTTTGGTGGTGATTGGGATATGTGTACAAAAGTAGAACAAATGTATACTCAATACAGTGATGTAAAACCTGTACCAACATTCAAACTTGACATTAAGGCAGCAAGTTTCTTAAAATATACTATTAACAGCTGGTTGGCTACAAAGGTAGTATTTTTTAATGAACTAAGAGAACTTTATGCCGAATATGACATGTCAACTTCCTGGTCAGAATTTATTGGTGTGTTGGCACACGAACCTCGTGTCGGTCCATCTCACATGAATGTTCCAGGACCTGATGGTAGATTTGGTTTCGGTGGCAATTGTTTCCCAAAAGACACAAAAGCATTTGTTGAAGAATCAAGAGATTATTCAATGCTTCAACTTTTAGAACAAGCGATTCAGCTTAATAATGATATGCGTATTGACAAATAATCCTTTACGTGTTATAATATAAGGAAAAATAAAATGGCAAATTATAAAGATCAAATTTTAAAAGCTTCAAAGCTTCATTTCGAAGCTCATATTCAAAAGCATAAAATCAATGTCGACATTCTTTTGGACTCACATGTTGGTGTGGCCGAACATCCAGATGTAATGGAAACTATTGAAAAAGAATTAGCAATGATGGCTGATTATGAAGATAAACTTGCAATGTTAAACAAGTATTTTCATGTCCCTGAAGCACCAAGATTACCCTAACGAGAAAATTACATGAAACTTGAAGTATCAACTGAAGAGTTAAGAAAATATAGTATCTTTATTGGCACACCAATGTATGGTGGCCAGTGCAGTGGTATGTTTACAAAGTCAACAAACGACTTGAGTATGCTATGTGCAAAACATCAAATACCACTTAAATACTATTTTTTATTTAATGAGAGTCTAGTACAAAGGGCTAGGAATTATATTGTAGATGAATTCATGAGATCTGATTGTACACATCTTATGTTTATTGATTCCGATATTGGATTTAATCCTAGAGATGTACTTGCACTCTTGGCAATGAATATTCAAGATAAAGAAAACATGGACGTTGTCACAGGACCATATCCCAAGAAAACAATTGCTTGGGAAAAAGTAAGTAAAGCATCTGAACTTGGTCTTGCAAATGACAATCCATTTAAACTAGAAAATTATACATCAGATTTTGTATTTAATCCTGTGAAAGGAATGACATCATTTAAACTTGGAGAACCTGTAGAGGTGTCCGAGGCCGGAACAGGATTTATGCTTATCACAAGAGAGGCTTTGGAGAAGTATAGAGATTCTTATCCAGAACTTTCTTACAAACCAGACCACATTCGAACCGACAATTTTGACGGTACAAGAGAAATAACTGCTTTCTTTGATTGCGTCATTGACCCAGAATCAAAAAGGTATCTATCTGAGGATTATTTCTTTTGTCGTAAAGCCAGACAAATTGGTTTGAAAATTTGGATGTGTCCTTGGATGCAAATCAACCATGTCGGCTCTTATATTTTTAAGGGTAATATGGGCTCGATTGGTCAACTAGGTGTGTCCGCCACTGCGGATAAAACTTCCAACAGAAAATCGTACAAACCTGTTGACAAATCATCAAAATAGGTATATAATACCAATCAAGAAAATAAATTTGGAGAATCTATATTATGAAATTTTCTAACGACACGTTGAATGTTTTAAAATCATTTACCGCAATTAACAAGAGTATTCTTTTAACTGAAGGTAATGTAATTAAAACAATCACACCAGAAAAGACATTGATTGCAATCGCAGAGGTCCCAGATACAATGCCATCACAGGCTTGTGTTTACGACCTTTCAAGATTTCTATCAATCTTGTCTTTATATAATGAACCCGATGTTGAATTTGGAGATAAATACTTTGTAATCTCTGAAGGCAAACGTCGAACAAAATACGTTTACGCTGACATCTCCATGATTCATACTCCGCCAGAGAAGGATATTACATTGCCTTCCGAGGACGTGGTAGTAAATGTATCAGAAGGAGACTTATCGTCTGTATTAAAGGCGGCGGGTGTTCTTCAGTTCTCTGAGGTTGCATTTGTAGGCGAAGGCGGCACATGCTATCTCAAGGCAATCGACAGCTCAAACGAAAACGCAGATGACTTTGGCGTTGAAATCGGCGAGACTGACGATACATTTAAGGTAATTATTAAAACTGATAACCTTAAATTACTACCTTTGGATTATCAGGTCACAATATGCTCAAAAGGCATATCTGAGTTCAAAGGAAAAGGTGTCACATATTATGTGGCTATTGATTCAAAGTCGACTTATAATAAAAGGTGATTAATATGAATGAACCAGTAAATGGAAATTTTGGCCAACAAGGTCAAGAACAAAAGGTCACATTGACCTTAGGAGACATCAGCACTGTATTGCAGATTATTGATGTTGTTTCCACAAGAGGCGGGTTCCAAGGAAATGAATTGGCAGGAATTGGTATGTTGAGAAATAAACTCGAAGCATATCTACGTCAAAATTCACCTCAACCGGATGCTAGTGTAGCTGAAGGTGAGGTAGATGTTGATACAGCTGATGCAGCTCCTTTGGCTGACAAAGTTGTTGAGTAATCAACAATCCTCTTCTCGAGAACAGGGGACTTGGTCAAAAGCCTAGTCCCCGCCCTCAAATTTTATTATATTATGTTTATGGTGATTTATTATGATTGATGCGAAAGCAAATGAAGTGTTGTGGGTTGAAAAATACCGACCACAAAAAATTGACGACACTATCCTACCAGAACAAATGAAGGAAACATTCCGTAAATTTGTTTCTGATGGTAATGTCCCTAATCTATTATTGACTGGTGGACCTGGTGTAGGTAAAACAACCATCGCAAAAGCTATGCTTGACGAACTTGGTTGCGACTACATTGTAAAAAATGGTTCATTGAATGTCAATATTGATACCCTCCGATACGATATCTCTACATTCGCCTCTGCTGTGTCATTGACAGGTGGGCGTAAATATGTAATCTTCGACGAGGCAGATTATCTGAATGCTGCAAGTGTTCAGCCTGCTCTGCGTAATTTCATTGAGGAATATTCAGCCAATTGTGGCTTTATCTTTACATGTAATTTTAAAAATCGTATCATCTCTCCACTGAGATCTCGACTCTCCGAAGTTGATTTCAGTATCGAACAGACTGAACGACCAATAATGGCGATGGAGTTTTTCAAACGCGTCCAACAGATTCTGAGAAATGAAAATGTTGATTATGACAAGGCAGTCCTTGCAAAGGTAATTGAAAAACACTTCCCAGATTTTCGTCGTGTATTAACAGAATTACAATCCTATGCAGCTTCAGGACGAATTGATGAAGGAATCTTTGTCAATATTAAACAAGAATCTATTGACGCTTTATTCAAATTTCTTAAGGAAAAGAACTTTACAGAAATGCGTAAATGGGTTGCAAACAATTCAGACCAAGATATGAATGAGATGTTCAGACGTATCTACGATGCAATGGCTGACAAGGTTGAATTTCGCTCTCAGGCTGGATTCATTGTGACCATTGCCGATTATATGTACAAGTCTAATTTTGTTGCCGACCAAGAAATTAATATGGTTGCATTCCTCACTGAGGTGATGGTTGAGTCCGAGTTTGTATAATGAAATGTTTTAGCTGTGGTAATAAATTCGACAAATCAAAAGGTTGGAAAGTCCGTATGGAAACTGCTGAAGGTCCTCACACAGTAGAACTCTGTGAACCTTGTGGTAAAAATTTTAACGAAATTGCAAAAGATTTACAAGAGGTGCTAAATGAAAGATCTTAGTCCGTTTGATTTTATGAATGCAGCATCTTTTACTAAAAAAGATGTAATTCGTGAAAGTGAACTACCGGAAATGACTGAAAAACAATATAACGCATATATTGTCAACAGAGGCTTTACATATTTTGAGGACACGATTTTACATGCTAACGAAATGAATCAAAGACATGACTTATTTCCAGCTGCCCAGTTTGACTATTACCGAAGTGTCTTAAGGAAACGCAAGAGATTTTCCAAATGGCACAAGGCAGAAAAGAACACAGACCTCGATGCAATTCAGGAAGTATATCAGTGTAATCGCACGGTTGCAAAGATGTATCTGAAAACATTGACAAAAGAACAATTAAAGACTGTACATGATAAGCTGGTCACTGGTGGTTAAGGTTTAAAATCCTATAAATAGTTTTATTGGTTATTGGCCATTAAACCACTAATTATAGAATAAAGGTGAATATGTATCATGGACAACGAAGACATTTTTAGAGGCGTAGGTGTTGAGGTAGAATTACCGACACCTGATAGTTTCCTCAAAGTAAAAGAAACACTTACACGTATTGGAATCTCTTCTCGTAAAGAGAAGAAGTTATTTCAGTCGTGCCATATCCTTCACAAGAAAGGAAGATATTCTATTCTTCACTTTAAAGAATTGTTTATATTAGATGGTAAAGCGAATACATTTACAGAAGAAGATCTTTCAAGAAGAAACACTATTGTAAATTTATTGGAAGAATGGGAACTCATCAAAATTGTTGATTCCAGCAAAACAAAAGATCCAGTTGCTTCGTTGAACCAAATTAAAATCATTGCTTTTAAAGAGAAAGATGAATGGGAACTTGCCGTTAAGTATAACATCGGCAAAAAATAAATTTTAGGTTATATTATGAATAATGGAAATTTTGTACCAAAAGTAATTCCTATGCGAGAGTTTGTGCATTTACCAAATTTAGAAGGTAAAACAATTCTCGAACTTGGAAATAAAGGTAATAGAAACGGTGTGTATAGAGATGATTATTTACGTGCCGGTGCAAAAAGTTATCATTCAACAGATTTAAATGGTTTAGATGGAGCAATTCCACTTGACCTGCGAAGTGAATCCGCGGCAGAACAAATCAAAGAAGCTACTGGCATGGATTCCTTTGATATTATAACAAACTTTGGAATGAGTGAGCATATTCCAGTCCAAAGAACCTTTTACCAGTGTATGCATAATCTAGGACACGTTGGTTCTATATTTGTACATTGGACTCCTCGAGCTCGAATGTTTGTTGAACATGGATATCATGGTTCAATTTTCCACGCCGAAGATAATTTCTTTGATAAATTGACTATGGCTAATAACTATAAAGTAATATCCTCACCAACATTCGCTGCAGAAGTAAATAGAATAATTACCTGTGTTCTACAAAAACAAGAGGATACTCCTTTTGTATGGGAATCTAATTTTAGAGAGCTCTTTTGGTATAATGAATTGTGGGAGCAATCTCCCGACTATCAACTATTTAAGGAAATGATAGAAAAACAAGATTGGTTTACGCCAGTTCCTTAAAAAAATTTGACAAATCACACATTATGTGTTATAATATAGGTATTGATTATGAATATTTTTAAAGTAAAAGATTACGCTGAAATCCCCACATTCGCCACAGAAGGCTCTGCTTGCTTTGATGTTAAAGCTTGTTTAACAAATGGTGAGCGATTAAAAGGATATAACGCATGGAACAAACAAGTTCCAATTTTGGTAAAGAAAAACCAATCAATCCAAATCCCACCAGAAACACGAGTGCTAATTCCGACTGGACTTATATTTGATGTGCCAGATAACCATGTATTGGAAATGTTTATTCGTTCAAGTGTAGCCACGAAGAAAGGTTTGATTCTTTGTAATAGTGTTGGTGTGATTGATAGTGATTACGTAGAAGAATCGTTTATCGCTGTATTGAATATATCAGACAGTCTAGTCACTGTAGAGCACGGAGAAAGGTTAGCTCAATGTAGACTAGAGGAAACTTTACAATACGAATTAAAAGAGGTTAAAAAAGCCCCTGCTCAGAAAACGAGTAGAAATGGGGGCTTTGGAAGTACTGGAACTTAAAGAGAAGCTAATCTAGAAACTTTACAGTTATGATGGTTATCTTTACCAATTATAAATGTAAGTTCTGAACCTTCCTTAATAGTTCTGTGAACAGTTTTGAAACTGACTTTAGAGTCTGTATTAATTGGTAAAACACAATTTAAATCAGTTTTCCAAAATTTACCGGCTTTTTTGTCAAGGATTATCATTGAATCTTTTGTCATAACTGTCGTGTGGTCAATGTGTTTAATATTGACTTCATTTGCAAAAGCTATTGATGGTAAAAGAAGGAGTGTTGCTAAGTATTTATTGCATACTTTATCAAAACGGGCAGATTTAATAATTTTGTCTAATTTTTTAAAGAATTCATTTAGCATTGTATATCTCCTATAAATATATTGTATATACTTTTTATTTATACAACTATGTGACATTTATGTGACAAAAAGGTGAAAAAATTGAAAAAAGATGATACGTTGATAATTAAGATTAACAAAGAACAAAAGAAAGAATTCATACAGCTTTGTAAAGACGACGATACCTCGGCATCGCGTGAAATTAGAAATTTTATTAAAAATTTTATTCAGAAAACCGCAAAGTCTGTATAAATAAATTTTGCATATGCCGAAAGGGTATGCGAAAAAGGCGATGGGTAATTACCATCAAATATTAATATCTAGCTTAAAAAGGAGATAAAAATGACTGGATTAAATATAAACCAACTACATCCATTTGCTGTCGGATTCGATAGAGTATTTGACAGATTAGTGGAATTCCCACAAGTACATCAATCACAAGGCTTCCCGCCTTACAATATCAAACGCAATGAAGATGGTGATAAATTTACTATCGAACTTGCACTTGCGGGTT